TGATTCTAGGACTAATCAACTAGCTCCTAGAAACTCTCATCGACCCACTTGGGTCAAATATCGCTCTTTCGTTTCTTCCCATGAGACATAGCTCAAGTCATCATAGAAAAGGGTGTCGAAAGTTACCCTTCCTTGTTCTTTCAGTGACCGAATTCTTTTAGAAGCATACTTGGTTTTCCACAAATTGGCAAGTGCTTCATAAGAGGTATCGAAAGATTTTTTCAACTCACTTTCTTTGATATCACCACGAAGGAACTCACACCCATTGTCATACAACATTGAGAAGTAGATACCTCTCTGGTGTGCAGTCGAAGTGATAGTTTTAGGAATCGCAAGCTTAGAATACACATAAACTCTCGAACGATTCCTGTGGTCTCGCTTATACGGTTGCCCAGAAGGATTCTTCGCAACATACCATTCGAAGTATTTGCGTGTATGCTCCTTCTTGAGCCAATCCAGCATCATCTTCTCAGTCTTCTTTGTGACTTCATAAGAGATAGATCCTGCTGAGAAACCCATCTTCTTCCAATGCTTCAAGTTATCATACTGACTCAGGCCATTCAGCTTATCTTTGCCATAGAGCGAAGTAGTTGTAACGCCAACCAATTTATCACCATACAGTTCTTTCCATCTGTTCTGAACTTCATCAGAAAGAGAAAGCAAAGCCATCAGCTTACCACCCACAGCATTGAAGCCGAGAGGTTGCAAAGGAACAAGAGTAGAGCCAACAGCGGTGAAGTTAATCATATGCCCTTGCGTTTTCTTTTCACGAGACCAACCGATAAACTCGTCTCTTGGTGTAAGGTCGAGATAGTCTGAAGATACACAGATAACACCGAGATACTTGTTGGTGTTATTGTCTCTCACTATATAGTTCAAGTTTCTACCGATGTTAGAAGAGTTCTTCATCGTAGAAGTGAAGGTACGAATGGTATTCCAAACTTTGGACAATTCAGGATTTTTACCTGCATATTGTAACACAGGCTCAAGCTTCATATAGTCTTCTACGGACTCAGGTCGCCAGATATTATCTTTGATGCTTCTGATATAGGCCTCATCTTCGAAACAAATCAGATGCTTCTCGACACCAAAAAGGGTTGAGACTTCATGTGAAGGATACTCACGTTGAAATTCACACCACTTCTGATAGAGTGTATATTCACCAACTGTCATAGACGAAACGTCAGACAGGTCGGCAATCAAAGCAGCCTTCAACTCATCTTCAGATACAGATTCCATCTCTTTAGGATCGTTGTTTGCGATCCAAAGATCCCACTGACCTTCAAGAAGAGGATCTTTCACAGCTACTTCTTTTTCAACTTCATCCGTCATGATTTGCCCTAAGTTTTGATTGTCATGGATCATAGCAGAACTTACGCCACAAGGCAAGAGAAATTCTTTCTTTTTTCGAACCTGTATACCTTCTGAAACTTATCAAACAAGGCATCAGTCTTGTGTGAGATAACAAAGGTATTCGTATCACCAATCATCGACCACATGATCTTGAGGAACTCATCTGTACCATTACCATCTAAAGAACCGTCAAACACTTCATCAAGGATCAAAAGATTGGTGTTTACCGAGTTACGCATCTTAGCAATCGAACGCCATGTGAATAGCAAGGCCAGGTCAATACGCATCTTTTCACCTTCTGAGAAGTTATGATAGGAAAACTCATCACGATAGCGGCTCTTGATAGTTTCTTCGAAGGACTCATTGATGTTGAAGTTGACGAAGAAACCCATCTGAGATAGATACTTGTTGATTAGCTTGTTGATGATAGGCAGGTATTGCTTGATGATCTTGGTCTTGATGCCACCATCTTTCAGCAAAGTAACTGCTGTATCAATCAGCTTCCTATCTATGAGTAATCTGGCCCGTTCACTGTTTAGAAAATCAAGAAACACCTGCAACACTGCAAGTTCATTCTGGTTATCTAGCAATAGCTTATCTGCATGACCCAGTTGTTCAATCTGATCTTCGATATCATTCATGGTAGAAACGATAGATGATATCTTAGACTTGTGACTTGTGATTAGATTACGAGTATTGTCTACTTTCTTCAACAGATGTTCAATCTCGGTTATCTTGGTGATACAGACATCAATCTCTTCTGCCATCTTAACAAGCCCACTATCAAGCTCAAAAATCTTCTCATCGGTTTCTTTCACGATACCGTCTTTGAAATCCGATGCTATTGGTTGTCTACAGGTTGGGCAGTTGTCGTTGTCGCAGTAGAAAGACTTGTCTTTGTTGTGTCTGGAAAGATTGGTTTCCATTTTCGATTGATATGCAATAAGCTTACGGTGTCTTTCCTTGAGGGAAGAATGCTCTGTGGCCTGATCGAGCAAAGAGTCCCTTTCTCGTTCGAGATCAGTAATGATCGTCTTTGTATGATCGAGAGATTTGGTGTGGCCATCGATGGCTTGCTGTAATGAGTTCTTCTTCTCTTCGTTGTTCTGCTTGAGCGATCCAATCGTCTTTTCAATGTAGACCTTCTTATCTTCTGCGCCTGAGAGTTCGATGCGATTTTTCTCCAGCAATTCTTTGTTGCTAACTAGGCGCTGTTTAGCAATCACATTCATCACCGAGAAGATTTGAATATCTAATAAGTCTTCAATCACCGTGCGACGATCAGCAGGTGACATTTGCATGAAAGGAGTAAACGATGCAGTACCAAGGATAACAATTTGAGTGAAGGACTTATAGTTCATCTTCAGAATGAACTTCTCAAGGTGTTCTTGATAGTCTCTTGAGGCCGAGTCTTGATTCAGAAGCACACCATCACAATGGATCTCAAACACATTTGGCTTGATACCACGAATGACTTTATACTTCTTACCGTTTGTTGCAAACTCAATCTCAACAACACAGTTCTTCTCATTGACAGAGTTGACTAACCCTGGCTTATTGATCTTACGGAATGCTTTACCAAACAAAGCAAATGTCAAAGCATCGAGGATCGTGGACTTTCCAGCACCATTCTCCCCGATGATAAGAGCGTTTGAAGGCTCATCAAGTTTGATTTCGGTAAAGATATTGCCGGTACTTAAAAAGTTACGCCAACGTATCACTGAGAATACAATCATATATGCTCCACTGACAATGCTTCCGTGTAGATATCACGCATGAAGGTTTTCATAGTATCATTATCTACAGGCAATGTCAAGCCTGAAATGTAAGTATCTAATATCGATTGTGTGTCTTGTGCTTGGTCGATCTCAGCTTCTTCTTCATTGTCTTTGAAAGCAGAGATATCTTCTAGTACGGAGATATCTAGTGGCCCTACCTTGTATAGCTTGTCGAGCATCATATCAAAGGCATAAGGATTAGTCTTGTTGACACAGACTACCTTGACATAGCAACCTGCATATACACTATAGTCTCTCTCTGCAATCTTCTCCATGATATCAGGATGCTTCACATCATCATAGGCAAGCATCATGAAGATGTTGTGTGGATTCTGATAGAAGGTTACTTCTCTAGTCTCCGTATCGAACACAGAGAACCCTCTGGGGTCACTATAGTCAGACCAAGTATATTCAGCAAAAGCTCCAAGATAAGTAATATTGCCACTAACGGAACGATGATGATAATGCCCACTATAAACACGATCATACCGACCCAAAACACGAGCATCCATACCGTGATCGCTAACAGTCCCACGAAACATTTCGAACCCATTGAGTTCGAGGTGGCCCATAAGGATTTCAGCTGGTGAGTTGTTAATGGCATCCATTGATTCGTCATAATTAGACTCCGTAATCCAAGGTAGAAGTTGAATGAGAGTACCATCTAGGTTGATTAGTTCGGGGGTAGTGTATGTCTTAATCATGTAATATCTGTTGGCAACGATTTCATCAAGAGCATTGACGACATGGGTATTCTTAAAGTACTCGTCATGATTACCGGCAATGATATGCGTAATGATACCTCTCTCGTACAGTGGTTCCAAGAAGTCGATACGACAACGCATAGCCGTTTGAAAGTTTAGATACTTACGGCGATCAAACAAGTCACCGAGATGAATGACATGAGTGATGCTTTGTTCATCGATTACCTTGAAGAATTGTTCGAGAGAACGCTTGAAGTAATCGTAGAAAACTGGAGAATCATTTCTGATTCCCCAATGGGTATCTGTGATAAGAGCTACTTTCATTTCGACCTTCTGAATGGCGAGGACATTTCGCTATCGAACTTCTTGATGGATATATTACATGCTTCACGGATAGCATCTAGTCTCATTCGATAGTTGTTCCGAATATGATGCCCGTCTTGCTTGTTTAGCATGTTCTGAATAAGGTCAGTTACCTGAAAAGGTAGCCCTGCTGGTAGATCGTCTTTCATTGTCATTCCTCATAAAATTGATTCAGCCCTTCTTTGGCCTGTTTGCGCTTCAACTTCTTCGCTTCTTCCTTCTTTTCAAATCTGCTCATGAAGTCGTTTATATTATCATACATCTGGGCAGGAAGCAAGTGGTTATCATCACTATCTCTCAACAAATTTGTGTCATGCTGATTGATGATGTTTTCTTGGAAGTGTTTGTACATTGCATATCGATTCTTTTCTTCTTTACCTATACGCCTCAAGAAAGCATAGTATATGACCTGAGTGAAATAGGCAAATGGGTTTTGCCCAATAGAAGGATCATAGTCTTTGAAGTAAAGGATACAGTTCTCAATACCATCTGACACCATCTCTTCACGGTAAGAGTAGTTCATGAAGCAAGGTTTGGTTGATAACTTGGTTGCAATCTTGTAGATACACTCACCAATATAGTTTGGAATCCGAGGGTCTTCAAGCCCAGCAGCGCGGGCCTGATGTAGTTTTTCTCGGTAGGCTACAATCTCTTCAAAGAATTTCTTATTGTCTACATAATGTACTTTTTTAGGTTTTTCCATTCACTTACCTCTTGACATGGGGTTGACAGAGTGATATAGTCTCTATGTACCCGATGATATGAATTATTGGATTGGTTGGATGGTTAGTGTAATATCTTCTTGTTGATTGAACTGAAGGTCGTCAATATTTCTTGTAGTTCACCGAGATAATCAGACTCGTCTTTAACATCGTTGTCAAACGATGTTTTCTTGGCCAAGTTATCTTTCATCTTGGTGAAATGTTCTACAGTTTCCCAATAGTAATCTTCTAATCCATCAGATGGTTTGTTCATGGTGACAACATCGTTAGGATATAACATGAAGTTTTGATCGTCACAGATACGGGCAAAGACCCATTGCATGAGAGAGATGGTGAGGCCGCCACCTTTCATATTCATCTGATAGATGATCTTCATAGGATTATGAAGCACATAGAACTTATTATCATCGTTTTCAATCTCAGATACTTCTGAGACAAGGTCTTCACCTGTATTCAGACGGACGAACTGCACTGAATTTTCCATTATGACTTATCCTTTTAGCTCGATCTTGTAGATTTTGAATTTGAACTTTTCTTCAGAGTATATCTTGATGCGCTCTGCGAAATGTTTCAACGTGAAGTTATCATGCTTCTTGTGTCTCATATCATCTGCTATATCGAATAGAACTGCGGAGTCTTTCGTATCAGACTTTCTTAGGCCACGACCTATAGATTGCAGGTTGCGTACACGAGACTTAGACGGTGAAGCAAATATAATATTGTGAAGATTCCTAATGTTGATCCCAGTAGAAAAAGTACCAAACGATGCGACAATGATTGCATCGGTTTCAGTTTCAACAATTCGTCTAATGTCTTCACGAGCATCACCATCAACCTCACCAGAGACGAAGAAAATCTTACGCCCATCAGCTTTCTTATTTATCATCTCATGGAGAATTTTACCATGCTTATCAACGTACTGATAGAGTATGAGTGTGTTACCTTCAAGTGATAAGGCCAGATTGGTGATGAACTGGTTTCTTCTTTCGTTAAGTACCAGATACTCAATCTCTTGCTGATACGAAAAGTTCTTTGCAGCTTGACATATAGAATCTGGATGCTTAAGAAGTAAGCACTTGATATGGAAGTCAGCCACAACTTTGTTATCCATAAGTTCTTTTGTGGTTATGACCTTGCGAACTGGACCAAACAAACCTTCTAGCACCAGCTTATGTGTCTTGGTACCATCTAGTGTACCTGTAGTACCAATACGATACTTTGCGTTGACGAGTGCTGTCATAATTTCAGCAAGAGACTTAGCCTTGAATAGATGGGCCTCGTCACCAATGATTACGTCAAAGTCTTCAAAATATCCCTTAGGTAACGTGTATAGGCTCTGCCAAGTCGAGATGGTGATTGGTCTATCTGTGAATTTATCTTGCCCTCCAAAGATACGGTGAATGTGAACATCTGAATCAAAACCATAGTCGGCAAAATCAGAAGCAAGCTGAGAAACAAGAGAGATAGTTGGCACAATAATAAGAGTTTTTCTCGCATTCAAATACCTCACGATTAGATAGATGATGAGTGATTTACCAGATGCTGTAGGTGAAAGAAGCAAAGCACGACGAGAACGGATAGCATGAACGAATGCGTCTATCTGATAGTCTCTAGGTTCTAACGGTATGTTGAGAGATTTGATAAACTGTTCGGCCTCAGCAAGTGAGAGTTCTTCATCATAGAGTTCATTATCATACTCCCAATCATAGTCTCGTTCTTCACAGAATTTGATTATGTTAGGTACAAGCCCACGATAGATTTGTCTTGTTCTCGAATCGAACAAACGAATCTTACCATCCCAAAGTTTGGCCTTATACTGTGGTGTAAACTGATATCCGGGTACTTGAAATGTGAAGTACTCTCGTATCTCTTGCGCGGCACCTTCTGAGCAAGAAACTCTGACATAGACTTCATCTTTGTTTGATATAACAATCTTATCCGCCACTTGTAAACATTTCCCACTTTATGAGATTGTTCAACTGGAAAGTTCTGTTGTTCAACTCTTTCAATACAGACCCACAGAAGTCAACGATCTCTTGATGTAAAGACTTCTTCATCAGAAGCGTATTCAAATCATTATCTGAATCAAGGTATATAGGTATGTCCTGACGAAGTATTTTTTTCATCAGAGGTGGTAGATTGTAAGTCTCAAGGTCTTCTGGATTATTGAGATCACCACTGTAGTACTCCCACTTAACCTTCTTTGTGCGAAGATATTCGTTCTGTAATTTCTTACAGACTAAGCTGTGATGGGTGAGTACTCGGAGATATTTTGAATGAAGGGAAGATATCTTGGCTAGTTCGCGACCAGGTTCAGTCTCATCAACCTTAGAGTCGGCCGACCATTCTTCCATCAGATCGTCAATGTTGACAGGTGCTTTCATAACTCCTCCATAATCAAAATGTAATCAATTATAGAGGAAGAATTAGTTCCTGTCAACCATTAAAGGCGTTCTAGTTCAAAATAATCGTATCTAAAGGTGATATCTGCGGTGAGAATGGTATCTGCGTTTTCTGCTGTGTTGAAGCGAACGGAACCTAGTGCTATTGGATGGCAGTCTTTGAACACTATACGGACGTTAGGTATGTTTGCATTAGTATTGATAGTCAGAATTGCATCATGATAGATTTGCCCGTTATTGGTAATTCTCTTCACATACTCCGCAAAGTCTGTAGGCCTTGTCAATGCACGAATCCAATTGTATGTTTCTTCCCACACCTTTAGTTCTTCATCGATGATAGCATTAATGGTCAGTTCTTCAAACTTCATCTGGACGCCGTGTCTGTATGTACTGACAAATGGTGTAACCACTTCAACACCAGAAGTTGATACAGATGGTATCTCTACGGTCTGGCAGAAGAATCTAAGAAAAGGAAGATTTGGAAACATAAAAGTGAACTTCGTAGATTGAAGCATACTTGTGTTTTCAGGTATCAATGTTAGAAGTGATTCGTTTGACATGGGCCCTCTCTAGGGTATTTATAACAAAAAAAGGCGGGGTTTCCCCCGCCTAGTTTCTTTCCGCTAACCCTAACTCTTTTAGGTTAGGTTACGAACGCGGAAGATGCGGTAGTAAATGTTGGTGTTACCAGCAGTATTACGCTCACCAACAACACCGTCACCGTTTGTTGTTGCGAATGGGTTGGCTACCATGCCGTAACGAGTCTTGAAGCCGATCTTTGGCTGGAAGCTGTCTTGACCAATAGCACGAACCATCTGAAGAGGAACGTATGGGCAGTAGAACAAGCCAGCATCATAAGGAGAAGTACCCTTATAACCAACTGTGCAGAGTTCGTCGCCGTTTGCAGAACCACCGAAATAAGGATCGATGTATACCTTGATGCGGCCATGAAGAGTACCAGCGAAGGTGTTGCCAGTATCATCTACCTGTAGGTTAGCCTGAAGTGCTGGGGTGTAATCAAGAACGCCAGCCATTGCAAGAGCAGATGCAACGTCAGAAGAAACGATAAGGGTATTACCCTTGCCGCGACGGGTTGCACGGGCGATAGCGTTAGCTTCACGCTCAATCTGGAATACAAGGCCCTTGAACTTTTCAACAGACCAACGACCATTTGAGTCGGTGTCAAGGTCAAAAGTACCAGCAGTTGTTGTGCCATATGCAGCGCCAGCAGTTGCTGAACGGTAGATGGTACGAACGACTTCACGGTTGATTTCAGCCAAGATTTCGGTTGAAAGGATGTTAGCAAGTTCTGTCTCAGCATCAAGACCGTGAACAGCCTTAAGGTCCTGAGCAAGTTCCATTGTGTACTCAGCCTTTAGAGCGCGGCTCTTTGCAGTTACTGTAACCTTGTCGATTGAGAAGGCCATTTCAGCAAAAGCATTACCAGCGGCGCCGTCACCAAGAGCTTCGGCAATAGCTGTAGTCATGCCAGAACCAACACCGATAGAACCAGCAGTTGCAAGGTCATATACAGGGTTTGTGTTAGCATAACCAGTAGATACGTTACCACCAACACCACCGGCGTTTGTGCCAGAGAATGCAGTATTAGCTTCATTGAAGAGAGCTTCTGTGCCGCCCTGTGTCTTATAACGTGAACGCATTGCGAAGATAAGCCCTGTTGGGCCGTTCATTGGCTGAACGCCGCAGATATCGTATGCGATTAGGTTAGGAAGCGCACGACGAACAAGAGAGATCAAGATTGGATCATATCCTGCTACAGCGTTGCCGCCAGCTGCGCCAAAACTAGAGTTGGTTGGAGCAGATTCGTTAAGCATACGGCCTTCTTCAGCCATTGCCTTTTCTTGGTTCTCAAGAATGATGGCAGTAACTGCACGGCGGTATGGGTCTCTAATTTTTGCAAGGCCTTCGTGGTCAAGAACTGGTGACCACTTGGCTTCTAGTTGTTCTGTAAGATACATTTGAATTTTCTCCTTAAAATCTTACTGTTGTATTAGTATTTATACAATCCTATTAATTAGGAAGTTTCTTGCCAAGAGTTCTGACGTATGCAGCCATTGGACCCTGAAGTTCTTCAGCAATCATGCCTGAGCCGTCTGTTACTACTTCTGCCTTATCTAGTGGTGAATTGGTAGAGTTAACACCATCAGCAAAATAGTTTTCTCTTAGAATATTTACCTTCTGGGCAAACTCATTCACACTGGTGAATTCTAGCCCTTCTGAAAGTGATCTTAGCTTTGCAGCTTGAGTTGAAGTCAACCCTTCGCATAGCTCTGCAACGATCTCGTTATGCTTTGACTCATTGAGATACTTTGTAAGCTGTACGTTGCGCTCGATCTCTTCATTGAGTTTCTCTTCAAGCTCGGAAACCTTTGAACCCATTTCTTCTACTACAGACACCTTGTCTTCAGGAATGTCAATGTAGTGTTCTGCAAATAGGTTGCGTAGGCCAGAGATGAAATCTTCTGTTAGTTCAGAACGAAGCCCAGCTTCAATAGCTACTTCGTTTTCTGATACCCACTGCTCAACAACATAGTTGAGGTAGTCGTCTACGTTTGAAGAAAGTTCTTCTTGAATCTGTTCGATATGCTCTTCTAGTGTTTCAGCATATGCCTCTTCAAGAGCGGCAATTTCTTCTTGAATCTTCTGTGACACAGCAGCTTCGAAGATTGCTGTAGCCTTTTCTTTGAATTCTTCTGATAGTTCTTCGCCAGCAAAGAGTGCTTCAATATGCTCAGACATATCTACCTGATATGACTCTTCTTCTTCGGCTACAAAACCTGGATCTGTTTCAGCTTCTTCAGAAAGTGCTTCACCAAAATAGTGTTCAACAGCTTCCATGATTGTGTCTTCATCATGACCTTCGGCTACAAGTTGTTCGATGTAGGCTTCGATCTGTTCGTCAAGATTGTTTTCAATTTCACCACTCTTAATCATGCTTTTGTGTATCTTATGAATATTTTTGAGTTCTTTTGCAGCTTCTCTCTTCGAGTCGAAACCATCTTCATCATTTCCTGAAGGTGGATGGTTATAAGACCAATTTCCTCTTTTATTCACGCTAACAGTGCCAATTTGTTTACCGGACATTTTAACTGAATATTCAGGATTTTCGCCGTAAGGAGTTTTTGTTCCAGCGGCTTCAATGATTGTATCTTCATCTAATTCTTCAAAGTCTTCTTCCATCATCTCGGCCTTTTTCTTAGACTTCTCGCCAGCATTGCCAGCGCCCTTAATTGTTGTATCTTTCTTCTGCCCAGCAGAAACCTTTGCGCCAACATTTTCACCAGCGCCTGGTGCCATTGGTTGTTCGACAGTTACACTTGCACCACCAGCTGGCGGTGTAGAACCTGGTGTAGAGAAACGACCTTCTGGACCCTGTGAACCTGGGCGCAGAGTGGCCTTGTTTGGTGTAGAAAGCGCAACATCGCGATCTGGATTGCTATCAGATGAACTGACAGAAGGCACAACACCTTCTTTCATCAGAATCGCTTTTGCTGTTTCAGTAAGTGACTTACCCATATTAGAATACTCCTTTATATCTTCTATTTATAATACTTAAAGTTTTGAAAGGAAATTTGAAAATACTTTCAAACTAACTTCTTCAATCTCGGCCCTACTAGCTTCGGTAATCAGTTTCTTAGCTCTGTAGTAATCGACTTCTTTCCAACCTGTGCCATCAAGAATCCATTCTTTACCCTCCATGATGCCTCTTACGAAAGCTTCAGGTGCTGATGGGTCTGCTACAATGTCTGCCGCTGTAGCAAGGTGGAAATCGTCTTGAACAAGTTGATAACCGTTGTGTGGCTTTAGAGACCCTACGCCTCTTGTTGACACACCTAAACTGGCTCCGCCATCTAGTAGGCTCTTCACAATCTTACCATTTGGAGTATCTAGTATCTTTGCTTTGCCCATGATGTTATTACCATCTGGGTGTAAGCTCGTAATCATGTGAGACACACGATCCAAGTTGATAGTTGGTGAATCTGGATGCCCTAGTTCACCAAAAGCTCTGTTCTTATTGACATACTCGTTGTTGTAACGGCTTACTTCTTTATTTAAGATATCGAAAGGGTACACACGACCATTGCGGTTCTTCTTTTCGGCCTGCATAAAGATGCCACTGATGAAGTGTTCTTTCTTACCGTTTTTCTCTTCAACGAGATACTGTACGTTGAGTACTTCTTCTGCTATAAGCTTCATCTTATATTCCTAGTCTTGATCTCTTCATAAGCGATAGCTTACGCTTACGGAGACTCTGTGAATGCTTCTGTCTTGTTTTTCTAGCGGCCACTCTTGCACCTAGCTTGCGGCGTCTACGCTCAGAAGCGGACATACGAGTAAGCTTACCACCGCGAAGAGTAAACCCAGGTACGTTTGATACTCTCTTACGGCGTTGAATTTTACCACCACGAATACGAGCCTTGATGATATTAACACGAGCCTCATCTAACTTTTCACCATCCATATAATCAGATACAGAAGTCATATAGTCAGCGGCCTTCGTTATCTTTGATTGTGTCCAAGCTTCAAGCTCTTTATTGCCTTTAACTTTAGCCATAATAGATTTGGCATTTTTTGCAATAGAGGCTAGCTCAGAACGAGCCATTGAACTCTCTTCGCCTGTACTAGGCTCTTCTTCTAGTACATCTTGGTCTACTAGCTTTTCATTCTTGGTGCGAGCAAAACCTGAACCTTGCCCACACATCTCTGCTGCAACCATTTTCTTAACTTCAAACATCTTGCGTTCCATAATACTATGAAATTTTTCAGCAAGAAGATCATTTGCAGATTCGAAGTTCTTACTATCGATTGCTTCAACTAGCTTCATGGAGCTGCTGGCCCTCTATTGAATGCTACAGGGTCTGCTGTCTGCCCAGCATCATAGTCTCTGTTATCTTTGCGAAGGTCGATGAATAGTGTGAGAGTATCTGCTGAAGATGGTGTAACAACATTTAGAAGAATGTTACCGTTACTGGTTGTTTCTGGATTAGCAATAACCGCACCATCACCCATAGAATCAAAACTATAGTCGAAGTTGCCTGTATTGATGGTGATGATATCGGCTGTATTTGAACCTTGCCACAAAATTTTAAAGTAGGCATTGGCCTTCGCTTGCCCATAAATGCGTTTGATAGTTGTTCTATAGTTACCTTTGATATTGGTATTGGCGGTCATGACCTGACCACTAGTATTGAGAGAGAATCTAAGAGAAGATGTATCGAGCAAAATAGTATTGGCTGCGGCCGTATCAAGAGTGGCCACATACTTGACAAGGGTTCTCTTTTGATTATCAATAAGTCTCTGTTCTCTGATTACATTTGCCATTTCTTACTGCCTTACTGCGAAATTGATGAGCTTCATAAAAGATTCGGTTGTACCCTCATTGAGCATATCTTCCATCTTCTTCTTATTCTGTTTGTTCAGTGACTCGTAGACACCAACAACTTTCTTAGCTATTGTATTATTTATCTTTAAGGTGTTTTCACCTATATTTAGTTGCATTTCCGTCACATCTTCATTCACCATGGTCATAATCTGTGACATTACGCTTTCGTTCTGTTGACTATACATATCGCGCTCATACTTACGCATACGAGCATCAACGCCGGTAGTCACACCAGCTGGTTTAGGTGCGCTGATCTTGACCTTACTATTCATAAATGCTGCTGGTTTAAGAAAACGTGGAGCATCTAGCTTAGACTTCTTTTCTTCTTCTTCTGACTCTTCTTTCATAGGTATTTCAAAAGATTTTCTGTAAGCATTAGACATTCTCTTATCAACACCTGTTGTAATATCACCTTTAGGTTGATTCAATTTGATTTTCATATCAAACTTAGCTGGTGTTAATAGCTTCTTATCGCTATCAGGTACTTCTGGTAGGCCAAGATCGATATCGGGTCTTCTTCTTTTACCACTGGATCTGTCTTTAATGTCAGCTTTACCGGGTGGTTTATTACCTGGCGGCACCCTTGCTGGTGCAGGAGCTGTTACCGTCTGTGGAACAGTATCTAATTTAGGCTCGACAACCGTATCTTTAACTTCTTTTGGTGCAGGCGGCGCCACTGCCGGTGCAGGTGCCGGAGCAGCCGGAGCAGGTGCCGGAGCTGGAGTAGGATCTCGCACAGGCGCTGGTTCTGGTTTAGGAATTTCAACAGGTGGTTTTTCAGGAACTTTTATGGGTTCAGGTACCTTAACTGGATCAGAAGGTTTTTTAACAGGTGGATTTACTTCTGCTGGTTTAGGTGCCACTACATCAAAGCTCTTAGTAACTCTGTTTGCAAGTTTTGCTCCTTTAACTATAGCTCCAATAGCTTTACCTACATTACCTACACCGGGTATAGCCAATGCTACATCTGCGGCCGCTTTACCATAGTTACCAGATTTAAAGTTACTATATGCACTGGCTGCACTTTTTACGTTGCTTACACCAGGTATCAAATCTGTTGCTATATCTGCCACACCTGAAGCTATATCACTTGAACTTGTCGATGGTTTACCTGATTTAACTTTACCAGGGCCTGCAAATTCATATAACCTTTCTTCTTTCATACGACGAAGAGAAGCACGGAATTTTTGTTTGATCGGTAGCTGTTTTACTCTTACACTCGACTTACTAGATACAGATTGTGGTTCGACGGCTAGTTTTGTTGCGGCCTTTGGTGTCACTTTCTTTTTTACTGTAGCTTTTGTGTTTGTCTCAGGAGGTGCAGTCATCTTAGGTGCAGAGACTTTTGCTGTAATAGGTGCTGACATAGAGCCACCAAAACTAGCTGTTGCTTTACCTGATGTAGACGTTACAGCAGCAGGTTTTGTCTTAGCTGGTTCTGGCCTTGATGCAGGCAACGAAACTTTAGGCGTAGTTTGAAGAGGTCTATCACCCCAAGGACCTTTTGATCTTGGTGGTGATGGAGTTTTTGGTGCTTCTGGTGCAGATGGTTTTGCAGGTGTAGGAGATGCTATTCTATCAGCACCAATTTTTTTACCGCGAGCAAGTCTAATGCTATCTCGTACAGCATGACCTACATTACGGATAGCACCACCAATTGCAACACCTGTATGGCCAGCAGCCCAATCGAGAGGTGAAATCTCACCCTTCAAAGCTCTCTTGTTAAATGCCTTGTTTGCAACCTTTTTCAAATCTCTAGTTTCTTTGTCACCTAGAGTTCCCATGTAACCACCAGTATAGTGCTTAGCCTTTAGTTTTCCTTCAGCAGCTTTTTGAGTAACAAACTTTTTCATTGCCGCATGTCTTCTAAGCTGTTTATCCGCACTTAGTGTAGAAGGATCTTTATCGAATTCACTATCACTGTCTGAAGGATTAGCTTTCTTGATACTTGAGTAAGCTTTCTCCCAATTGACGGCCTCATCTAGTTCTTCGTTGATAGCCGTGAAGGGTGTAGTCTTCTTTGACATACCAAAAGGAATGGCTACATAGCGATCTAGGTACTGAGAGTAGTATAAACCAACTTTTTGATTGTCAGGATATACACGAATAGATTTACGCTTTAGAATGATGATGGTTGGCATATCTCGCTCAGATACGGCCGCAGAATTACCAAAACGAGGGTCTACACCATAACGGTCTTTTACAGCCTCATTCATATCGGTACCAACATTCTGTTTGACCTTTGAGTAAACAGACTGTGAGTGAAGTACTTGAGACATAAGAGAATCTAATAGCTCAAGCAGACCTTTACGTTCTGCCATTGTTAGCTTAGATGGATCTTTTTGCAATGCACGTTTAAGCATTGGTAGTTTATTTTGATCGAACAAACCAGCACGAACAAGCGATGTTAGCTTGCGTGTATCGGAATCATCTTTTTCGGTGATGATGTCGTAATCTTCTCTGATTCGTTCAATTTTTTTCATGATCTATTACTTCTGCCCAAAGTAGTTCTTAGCAATTTCAATCTTCTTCTCTTCTAGCTTTTCCACAGCCTTAGATGTGATAGCTGAATTGAAGTTTTCTTTCATCTGCTCTAACTTCTTCTCGCGGATGTTTTTGATAGCTTCTTGGATTTGCATTTTACTGCTCCTTTTAGTGACTAGGTATATTTATTTAACGAGGATACAATCAAAGTAAAGCACTTCAAGCCCAGCATCACCGGTGTAAGCATTGCTGCCAACTAGCTTGTTTGGGCCACCAACCACTTTTACCTTCGATCCTCTTGGTAGCAAGAACTCCGACTCACCAGGGTTGGCAGAGAAGTCTTCTACGAACAAACCCTTTGAACCTTTAGGTACACGGATCTGTAGCATGACTGTTTGTTTTCTCTGAAGGTCTTTGTTGACTCTGCTGTTATAGTTCAATGCAATATTAGGATTGATTGTTGTTGAACGATAACCTTTGAATGAGAATGTCTTACCGGGAACAAAGTTGGTGATATCATACTTAGTACCTAATCCAACATAACTTAGAAACTCTACTGGTGTTTTCATCTTATCGAGTGCAGAGTCCAGATTAGCAATCTCTTGTGGTGTAGTATCGTACTCGGTTTCTGGTTGAATCTCTTTAGCCTTGATACCAGTTGGTAATGAGTATAGCTTCTGATTAATATCATAGAAACTCTCGGCCGTATAGTCTTCGACCGCTGCTAGTTCTTGCTCTGTAAACTTCTCTGGCTTATAGTAATCGACCAGATAGTTCTGCATCTGCTCAATCTCAGGCATCTTCTGCTTGGTGTATGTGCCGTAGTCATCTTTACTGGCCGCCTTGAATGTATTGCTCTTTACAGCCTTGCTAAATGGAACTAATCTTTCGTTTTGTACGATGTGTGTAATCTGCTGTGTCTTTGGATCTTCGTAGCGACCAAATCCAACATACTGCAAACCAAGCTTCTTAGCCTGTGCAGACGCATCAGATGATGGTTCTATTAGAGCACCACCTAAATCTTCACTGAGATACTCGTTAAACTTCTTCAACATTATGCAAATTCCAATTCATTTTCTTGAAGTTCAAACTTAGATGGAGGTTGTTCTTCTTGTAATGGAACTGAACCATCTGGTGGCGCTAGTTGTTTTGCTGGTGCTGCACCAGCAGGCATCTGGTTCATTTGAGGTGGCCCACCAGCTGCGGCGGCCTGAGCGGTTGTAGGTGGTAGTGCATTAGGATCGATTGGGTTGCCCATAGCATCAACTGGCCCTGTAGGTGCAGCCGATGCTTGCTCTTTGGCAATCTGTTCGTTAATCTCAAGAATATCATCATCTGATTGCTGAAGAACATTCTTACGAACCCACTCCATTGAGTAATAGCGCCCAACATAAGGATCCACCACTTGAAGAAGAGTGAGACGATTAGTCATCAACTCAGCTTCTTTTAGTTCTTGAAAATTGTTGTCTTTCTTGAAGTCGTACCATACGTCTTCTTTGAATTCTTTCCACTCTTCTTCGGTACAAATGCGCTTGAGTACTAGCTGTACACGAAGAAGGTCATCGAATAGAATAGAGAACTTGTTGCGAAGTCTCTGAATGAACTTATTGAACTTTAGCTCATCTCTGGTTACTTCTGTAGAACGGCCAAGTGAGAACCCTTGCTGTGATTCTAGTCTTGAAGTAGGAACACCAAGAGACTTATAGAGTTTCTTTTCAAAATACTTAACGTCTTCTAGTTCACCAAGATTCATACCGCCAGCAAGAGTTGTGATTTCTGTACCTTTCGAACCTTCACGGCGAGGCAACCAGAAATCTTCAAGCATAGAAAGATGTTTGCGGTCGTCTTTGATTTCACCTGTACTTGAGTCATAAACCAGCTTATTGCGATACTTGGTCATGATATCTTTGAGATACTGTTCAGCCTTGATGGTTGGCATATTACCAACGTCAACATAGAACACACGGCGCTCAGGTGCGCGGGAGAGACGGTAGATAACAGTTGCGTCTTCAACCATTCTTAGCTGGTTGAGTGGCTTGATGGCCTTATGTAGGTAAGAAAGAACCATCGCTCTCTTAGCATCCATAAGACCAGAATTGACATTTATGATAGCATCAACGGCAATCTTAGCACCCAAGTTAGAGTGTGCGCCGACAACACCACGTTCGTTATAGAGATAGTATTCATTCTGACGCTTGATGATATCCATACCACTTACTGGATCACGGGTCTTTTGAATCTCACGAATCTTACGGATTCTGCGTGGATCGATATATCTTACTTCTTTGATACCAAGTGTTGGTCTCTTATCATCGATGACGATATGATAGAATAATCGCCCGTCGATGTACCAACGGCGGAATAGGTCATGGCCCATATTACCAAAGTCGAGAAGTTTGAGAATAAACTCAAACTCATCTCTGATCTTCTTTTTAATTTGCTCTGGTTGTTTTAGATCATCAGTGTTTAACTCGACACCTTTACCGTTTTCATCGTTGACGATAGCTTCGTTGACGATTTCATCAATAGCAGTTTCAAGTTCAGGCTGCATCGACATTTCGCGATAACGAGTGATTAGTTCAATCTCGTTACGAACAACACCATCAAGGTCTACATAGGTACCATAATAAGAACCTGACTGAATGGTAACTGCACCATCATCATTCTGAGGTACAGCAAATGTCTTACTCTGCTCGTCTTGTTGTACTTGATTCTTTTTACGGCTGATCTCAAAACCAAATAAGGTTGCCATTAATAAACTACTCCGAGAAAAGTAGTAGGGAGAGAATCCTCCCTACTATCTTATGTATGTTAGATATTTCTGAATGAAGTCTCAGTCGTATTGCTTTCCCACCACTGATAAGCAAAGGTTACAGCATACTCTTCAATAGTATCGTTAGAACCCCAATCAAGTTCAATTGGTGATACATCGATTGGAAACATACCGATCAAGCTATACTGCTTGATGATGTTACCGGCCTTACCAAACTGAGTAACAAGCCCATCTTGCTGATAATCAACACCCGCCTGGAATGAAGCGCCTCTTGTATTGGTTACATGAGAGTTCAAACCGTGCATCCACTTTTCGAATGCGTTACGAAGGCGGAAGTCTTCGTCATTGATGATGGTCACTGTCCACTCTGGGAAAGTTCTGTTGCCTGAAAACTTTATTTCACGACCAAAGTAGTTAACAGGAATCTGATTCACTGTAGAACCAGGTAGCTGCGCTGCTCTTGCCATGAATGAATACTTCTCGGTCAAGTTTACGTTGTCTTGAATACCTCCAGGTGATGTTGCACCACCTGAAGAAGCTAGAATAGGAAATGTTAGCGTACATTGAAACAGGTTAGGGCGAGCGCCGTCTCCTGTTAGTTGTGATCTAAATTGCTGGACGTTGAAAGCCATTTGATATTACTCCTTATCTCTATTTATTAGAATTTACCAACAATTGTTTCAAATGACACACCAGTACGAACAGCAACAAAGTTCAGTTGGATGAAGTTGATGCTTCTTGCTGGTTTAATGTAGATATCACCTACAAACTCATTTCTATCAATTACTTCAGGAGTATTATTTGAAGTGTCACATACGACCTTGAAGTCGAAAATGCCACGACGGCCTTGCACATCACGAAGATATGGTTCTACGAGTGACTTGAATTGAGCGCGAGTAAACTCATCATTGAATTCGAATAGTGAGTACTTAGCTGCTCTTGCAATTGCTTTCTCAAGAACGATGAATAGACGACGAACATTGATACGGTCGAAAGCGGAAGGTTTAGTCAACATTGTCTTGTCACCATAAAGGACAACACCATCACCTTGGAAGCTTACGACAGAGTTGACACCAATCTTGTAGAGATCATCTCTCTGAGACTTGGTTGCGTTCCATGCGAGCTTTGTGACGTTCTTGATCTGCCCACGGTTGAAACCGGCTGGCGAGAACCAAGGATCACGCTGCTGGTCTGTACGAACACAGAGGCCAGCGATATCACCGTTCAGAGGTATCCAACGATAGACATTATTGTACTTGTCGAACTGATACTTCCAGTTGTTATCCATGAACGCATAAGAAGAAGCGTTATATAAGCCTCTTGTTGTTGTGATCTTTGTTCCTTCAGATCCAACCTGGTTGATAACGTCTGCCGACCTAGGTGAGATAAAGACCACACAGTCTTTACGAGTTTCTGCAATATTATCTATAACATGCTTAGAAACAACATTTGAAGAACCGCCAGTAATGATAAGTGAGATATCTACTTCATCAGGGCTCTTGAATTTATCATAAGCTGTAATCAAGTTTGCATCTGAAGGAGAAACATCTGTACCACCGGATAGTGACATTGAATAATTTGAATCTCTTGTTGAGAATGTTGTATTTGGTGCAGTATTACCCCATGAAGGATTATCACTAGTATTTGCAACGGCTGTTGAGATAGCGTAGATATACTTAGATTGATCGTTCAGCACGTTCACGAAGTAGTTTGAAGAACCGTCATCATTCTTAGCGTCAGAGGCCTTAGATATGTATCCAAACTTTTCAAGGATCGTATTTGCTGTACCCGTGATTACACCGTCTTCGTCAACAACTGTGATGTGAATTTCATCAAATGAACCACCAACACCAGCTGCATATGTAGATGTATTAGGTGCGCTGTTATACTGAGAAGCATAGGTATATGTATTAAAACCGTTACTGTTAGCACAAACTGCAACCTTCAGGCTGTTACCAAGAGAACCAGGATACTTAGCAGCAAACATACCATATGTGTTTGCATTTGTCTTGACATTCAGATATGAGTACTCATAAGCATCTTTGTTTTTAATCTGTAGTGATGTACCAGATGCGGTAGCATTATTTGAGCCGGTGTTGCTCACGGCACGCACTAGTCTTAGGCTATTACCATAAGCAAGGAAGTTAGCTGCTGTGAAGAATGACTCATAAGTATTTGCATCTGGTTTACCGAATGTATTGACAAGCCCGATTTCATCTGAGATGTTCATGATAACATCTGCTGGCCCAAAATTGAACGTGCCTACAAAACCTGCTTGAGTAGAACCTACTGCTGGGATGATTGTAGATAGGTCAATTTCTGAAACATTAACACCTGGTGACAATTGATATGCCATCGTATTTCTCCTTTATATGAAAAGATTACTTTTCTCTGGTTTATTTAGAAAAACAGCAATTTACAGTCTGTGCTTGTTCGAAAGGGTCTCAAATTCTATGTTCTCCATGGTAAACTTGGACCTATCCGTCACCCAGAGGTCACCATCTATCAGTTCAGATTCTTCCGCTGCTGATCCTTGATAGCCAGATATAGCACCGAAAGGTACGATATCGTTGTCCATGATACTCAGTTGTTCTTCTTGTAGCGTTCTGCGAATGTCAGAATTGACACTCTCTTTGAAGTATTTCTGTGCTGAAAGCCAGCCAAAATTCACCAGCGTCATAACAAGGTCGTCATTGTTACCTTCTTCGGCCGCAAAAGAAGCTTTGCTGGCTGAGAAGGTCGTTAGTTCCATAATTGTATCTTCGTCGTTTACTATTAGTTTATCGTTTTCGATAAGTGACTTAAGGTTTGCACAACCAATCTTCTTGGTCTGAACCGATGTCTTCAAACCAAACTGCATCTGCTTGGTGAAGCCTGGTGTGACCTGCTGCCCAGCTTTACCTTTAGCATTTCGTACTTTGATAAGGTTCTCATAAGCCAGTTCGTTGTGGAGGATGTCAGCCACCTGAAGCCCGATGCTATTGATTTCGATGAGAATGAAGGCCTCGTTGAATCGTTTAGCGGCCGAATAGATGACAGTCGGAAATAGAAAAGGTGATATCTTGTTATTCTTATATTTAGCCACTTGCCTATAAGGTATCTGTGACACATCGAT